TAAATCAACAAAATATGTAAAATATAATATTAGTAAACTAATATACAACGGTCAGATTGTAAAGTTACATCAAAATCAGCCAACTTATCATCACTGTATGCAACGTTACCCCAAGCAACTTTAGTTATAAGTGTTCCTTCAAGTATCCATTTTTCAACAACAACACCTGTTGGGTCCAACATTTCAAGGTCAACATTCTTTTTATAACCCGCGGCGTAACCCATACGACCTGTAACAGATTCTGCGTGTAAACGAACCCATTCCATAATGGCTTGTGTTGCAGACGGACCAATTGGGTCACGGAATTTAACCGTAATAGGTCCCCAAGTAAATCTACCTGATACGTAAGTTGATGTGTTTAAAAACGGTATTTCAACACCTTTTATGTCAATTGATGGTCTTCCTGAAGATTCAACAAACCATTCGTTCAATCCCAATGTACTATCAAATCTTAAAATAAATCGGTTAGCTCTTTTCGGTTCATAAGGAACCGGCATTTTCATGAGTAAATCAGCCATAGTATATTTTTTTTTCTTATTTTATTTTTTATTTTATGTGTATCTATAAATACTACCAAGTAAATTTTTTCTCTTTACTTTTATTTTTATGTTTTTATAGTTCTACTAGACCAGACTAGAATTTAATATTTTTTCTTAATTCCTCCTTTAGTAAGATAAGTTTGTAAAATATTATCTGGTTCTTTTTCAAACTTCTTCTTCATTAATTCAACATTTCTTAAATCATCATCTGAAAATCCTATACTAGGTAAAAATCTATTCATAACTAAATTTTTAATTTTAGCCCTTTGATTGAGTTCTTCTGATAATTGTTTTACATAAGTAACAAATTCACTCATTGCTTCAACTTTGGCTTCTTCGGGATTTGCCTCAACACTCGCACCATAACTCACAGGGTAAAACTTACACATGTCCAAATAATCGTTTATTAATTGTTTGTCACTTTTGTTTTCCATATCCATAAAGGTTCGGAATTTTTTTAGATTTTTAACAAGTTGTTTTCTATCTATACCATCAAAATTCATCACAATCAAGTTGTAAACCGCATCTCTTAATGTTTGAGGAGCGTGACCCCTTGCAGTTATGATTGAAAATATTGAACCATTATTAATTGCTTCCACAAAATCATTCCACACAGGACCTTTTTTGGCTTTAAACACATCCACTTTAAATTGTTCATCACCGTCAGTTCTAAAATTTCTGAATGCAGTGGATGGGTCCATACCAACAATGGTATGTCCTTCATATTCAAATGGGGTTTTACCAAGTTGAGTTCTGTATTCGGCAAAATCTTCGGTACTCATCGCAACCTCATTATTGTTTTCATCAAGAACCATTATCTTGGTAGGCATTACCATGATATTATCATCCCAATCAAAGGCGTAATATTTTAAACTAGGTGTCCCATGTTCGGTAAACCCCTCAACTACTCTTAATTTTTCCATTTATTTTTTTACGGCTAAAAGGGACTGGTTTCCCAGCCCCTTGATTTTTTTATTAGATATCTTCAAAAGATGCTCCTGTTGGAGTAATCAAGAATTCTATGTCAATGAATTCCAATGACTTAGTTGGTTTCAAGTAAATCTTACCAACCAATTGGTTTCTATCCAAGTCTGCAGGGTCTGAAGAAACTGTTACACGGAAATCGTATAAACCTCTGTCTCTTCTAATAGCATCCAAGATAGGGTTTACAGAATTTAAGAAATCCTGTCTTACCTTTTCGTCATTTTGTTCAAACAACAATCTTGCAGCCACCGCAGATATCAACTTACGAGTTTGTAATAACAATCTTCTTACGTTGATTCTATCAAGAGCCGATTGTTTAACTTGAAGTGTTTTATTACCCCAAATTACTGTTCCAACATCTGCAAAAGTTGCGATTGGATTAATTCTACCTTCATACAAAGTATCTCTTTGTGGTTGGGTTAGTTTTAATCTTGCTTTGATTGAGTTTACCAAACCTCTTGTATAACCCGCAGATGCGAACCATGGGAATGCAATGTTGTCAGTTAACGCCAAGTTTCTTGTTACTTCACCTGTTGGTGGAATATAAATTTGTGTATTGTTAACGGTATCTCTAACCAAAATCCATGGGTAGTAAGTTGCTGTGTAATTTGAATCAATACCTGTTTGGTCCAAATTATCAACCGCTTGTGTTGGGTAAATAATGTCGTCAACAGTTACTACAGGTAAATCAACATTTACGTCAGGAGTTGTACAGATATATAGAGAATCTGCTCTGTCTTCTTGAACCATACTGATTGCATCTTCAACCAAATTAGAGTTGTTTTTGTAATCAATACCAGGTGTAACAAGAACATTGATGTTTACTGCTTCAGGATTATTAAATGTATAAATACCTAACAAGTAAGCGTAGTAGTCAGTTGTTGACCAGTTAGTTACGTCTGACTCAATAACTATTTCTTTAAACATTCCTGATTCTGATGCGTTAGGATATCTTCCCAAAATGTCACACGCTCCGTTAGCCCATCCTGAACCACCAATAATAAATCTATCGGTGTTTGTTCTTTTTCTTGTATAAATGTCCCAACCATCAAACCCACCTTGTACCAAGAAAGTAAACTTACGTGATTGAATAGTGTAATATGGGTCATTTGGATTTGTTGGGTCTGACTGAAATGATGCGTCACCAACATCAAACATAGAAGTACCTGAAGTGGTATAAATTGCCGAAATAGTTACAACGGTAGCACCTGAATCCATGTGAAAACCTTTTGATTCATAATTCCAAGGTTCTGCTTCTGATGTACCAGGACATAATGCTTGAAGATTTCTCTTACCTTTATATGCGAAATAATCGGGGTCCCAACCGTAAGCAAATGCTGTTGAGAATCCTAAAAAAGTTTGTCTTATTTTATCACCTGAACTATAAATTGCGTTGTCGCCACCAAAGGCAGCACCAAACGGAGGGTTAGCAATAATTTCGTTAGGGTAATTGTAAGATGTTTTGTAAGTTGGGAATGGACTTGTAGCACTACTATACAGTCTGAAGTTGTAACCTTCAAACCCACATGGTAATGATGTTATTGGTGCATCTTCATTAAGTTCTAACATAATAAATTTAGAAAGAAGAGCGTATTCACCGTTAGTACTACCAATTTGTTTACCAACATATGAGTTAGATGCGGGGTCCATGGTACAACCAACAAATCTCTCCAAGTAAATTGGATTAGAGTCAGTGTCAGAATAACTACGTACACCAACATCAAATGTAAGGTTGTTGAATGAAATGTTCAAAATTGAAACCTTAACTTCTACGTTTGATGAATTACCGTCTGAAATGGTAAACACCTTAAATAGTTTGGTTACTTTAGTACCCTCCAATTGAGAAACAACCCATGGGGACTCAGCACTTTTATATCTTTCCAAATAATAACCTATAGAACTTTGACTATTACTTCTTGCGAATGGTAATTCAACAAAACTACAATTTAATCCACGAATGTATCCTTGATTGTATGAATTGTTCAACAATGTTGGGAATACTTCTTCAACAAACAATGGAACATCTGCCTGTTCTTTACCAAAATTACTTCTACCAAAAACTTTAGTTAAATAATTTGATTGTGATATTGAAAGAGATGTTTCAAAACTAAATGTTGTGTTGTCAATAGTTGAACCTGTAACTGCAAATGTTGAGTATGGGTTTTTAGCCACATTACCATATGTAGGTACCGAAGAACAATCAAACGTTGCTCCGGTACAATAGTATTCAGGTCCGTAGTTATTTCCAGCGTATGTTGCCAAACCTCTTGACCTTAAAGTAGCCACAACCATGTTGTCGTAATCACAATATGATACACCTGAATAAGTATACAAACTACCTGATACAACACCCGAAAATTCTGAACCTGTCAAACCTGGGTCTATTGGTGTAACGTTTTGAACAATATTAAAGAATGAAGAACCCGAATAATTACAACTTCCCAAATTATCAAACATTGCATAATACCAAGAGTCGTTAGTATCACTTTCTAAATCGTTTAATCCAATTTGAACCTCATCAACACCAAATACATTTGACTGTGGTGTATATAAGTCAACATTGATTAAGTTATCGTAATCATCGTCATCAATACTACCGTAAAATGCTATTGACTGACTCAAAGTACCAGTACTTTCAATGGCGTCTATCGCTACGGTGTAAATGAAATTTTGGATATCACCACTAACGGTTGATGTTCCTCCATTGAAAGTTGTGTAACTTCCAAAGTGATTTAATATTGGTGCTGGAAACGGAGTGGTTCCGTTTATGTTAAATGTTATGGTTGATGATGACCCTGTTGTTCCTGAATACTGAACAGACCATGCGGTAGCCACAGGATTGTTAGAACCAATTGTGCCTGGGTCAACGTTGGCAATAGTTGTTATAGACCAAGACGGACCTGCGTCATAACCTGATAAACCAAGAATTCTTGTAACGAATAATTGGTTAGATTGTTGTAAATATGATTTTGCTATATAAGCCGCTTCGTATTTTGGTATTTGTGTCCCAACAAATTTTTCTGGTTGGGTTCCTCCAAAATACGCTTGGAACTCATCATAATTTGTTATGAAGATTGGTTCAAAGGCGGGACCTTTGATTGTCTCTCCCACGATACCTAGTGTAGTTACCCCCACACTCTGTGCTACGAAGCTTAAATCTCTTTCCGAAGTGTACACACCCGGTGAAACGAAGACTTTATTTGATGTTGCCATTATTCTGTTTTCTTAATGT